AATACTCCAGAGTATGTGTCACCTGTAGTAGATGCTGCGACTGTTGCCATACAAAAGACAACGCCAAGATAAGGATCTGTGAAATAAGACATGAAGCCGAATAGAATAACAAGACCTGTTGTTGCTCCGGCTGCCGGTATTAATCCAATAATGAGACCATATAAAGTCCCTAATAACAAAGCTGTAATCATAATTTAATTTATTTCAAATTCTAAAGGTGAATGGCCGTATCCTTCTTGCCATAAACATCTTACATTTCCTATATTAACCTTACTTATATCAGTAGTTATAATCTGTTGTAAACATAATTTACTACCATCTTCTTTCAAAAATGACTGTTCGTATTTTGCATGATTTACAAGGCCCTCGTAATCCTGCTCGTTATGAAAGTCTCCAACGATAACAGTATTGTCATCAATTAAAGATAAAACTTCTTGTACTTGACTATTATATATAGGCATAAGATCAGGAGTTTGTGGATATGTTATACTCGCACTAATAACTCTTAAACCGTTATTAGGCAAATAAAGAATTTGATAACTACAACCTTGAGTTTTATCTGCGGGTTCTATAAAGTCTACGAAATCATGTGTCTCGACTTTATGTTGTGTGTTTGTTTGGATTGTACAAATGCCGTGGCTGTCATAGCATTCATTCCAGATCATGTCTCCCACTATATCCCAGTCTTCAATGCATTTTGCAAATAGTTCTGGACATCGCTGAACGAATATAAAATCATAGTGTAAGTCAATATCTCCATCCGAGTATTGATAAGTCATCAGTTTCATTATTTTATTCCGATATTATATTTGGGGCAGAGCTCCCAATCTCCTTTTTCTTTGTGTGATATTATTTTAATCTGGTTTAATGGAGCAGTATCACCAATAGGTTTAACTGTCTCTAATAATCCCCAGTCAGACATAAGTGTAACAATTGTATTACGTCTTTGAAGATCATTCTCTGTCAGGTTAGAAGGCTTACCATCTAATAAGAATAACTCTTTAAAGTGAGTTATAAAATACCTGCCTTGCTTGTGCAAGATATGACATGATTGAAATAATTGAGAGTCACGTTTGGATGCTACTCCCATACGTGTTAATGTTTCCCTGATCTTAAGGAAGTCATCGGGTTCTGCTAATTTAACTTCTAGCATCATTTCCGGTGACCAGTTTACTAAACTATCTTTGTGTTCCGCCATGCTGTATTCTTCCTCTTATGATATTTAAGTGTTCTTTACTTAAAAGCGGAAGTACATCACGAGCTTTTTCATTGCTATAGCCATAATATTCTTTTACAACCTGCAGGTTCTCACCCTCGACAGACTTGTTCCACTTAGAAAACCTATTTCGTTTTCTAACTATATTTATAAGAAAATCGAACTGGAGGCGGCTATCCAGATGATGGAACTTATTCATTTCATTGGCATATATGACCGTGTCAGGAAAATAAGAAAGACCACGATTAACCATAAATGCGTTATAGTCTTTCTCATTCTCAAGTATATCTATTTTAGTATTTGATATAGAACTTATTAATGCAAATGGACTCATTTCTTTTTCTTCCATATCCACACAGCCAATTGTGTTGGTTGTGTTGTCATTGTTTCAATATGCATTTCCACTACATCAAACTTCTCTTTGAAGTATTGGTATGCAACTGCATCAGCTTCTGCTATTGTCCATTTGGCATACTCTGTTCCGGGTTCCATGTTATCTTCTGATCTGTTTAGATGTACTCTTACTGCACACAGTCCTCCAGGCTTTAACCACTGGTGAAACATATCAAAGTAATATAAATTATCATTAACACTACCGAAGTTACATGATCCTAATGCCATGACAACATCAGCAAACTCTCTGCCAAATATATTATGAGCTTGTGCAAAACTTGCTTGGAAATCTGCTTCAGGGTAAGGTGCTAAATCAAATCCAATAAGATTATCAAACATATGTTTGAATGGATTGATACCACAACCAGCATCGATGACTAACGGATTGACATTGAGTTTAACAATCTCATCAATAATCCTTTGGCCTAATACAACACCAGAGGTTGGATGTCTATCGAATTTATCTTGGTTATATGGTTTGCGTGTAAAGAAGTCTAAGACTTTACTTTGATTAGTCTCGCTCACGCAGAGTAATCATTGATATCAGTCTTGATATATTTAACATTAGCTACTATGAATGATCTCCATCCTTGTGCTTCGATGTCGAACACATTCATATAATCTTTATTCACATCATTGGTCTCTGTAAGCTCTTCAACTTTAGGTGCCATCTCTCCAGGGATCTTATGATCCATGAGAGTACAAAGCATCTTACGTTCATCACCATTCTTTTTGGTGAAACAAACTTCAATGATTTCTGTGTGTAAGAACTCTTTAATATTTTCATATAGAGTTGGTGAGGCAAAGAAATTATTAGTCTCTCTGTATGGTGTTACGTTACTATATTTTGTCATTATTCATTATCCGTTGAGTTTTCATGTAAGAACCTGTTCATGTTGGCAATCATTTTACTTGCCTTATCTAATTGAAATACAACATTGACCATAGCTAATGCCATAATAATTGATGCATAGTTTGCTAATTGTTCTACCATTCGAACTCCTATTTAAATTTAATTGATGACATGATCTCTGTCAGACATGCCACTACATTTAATTCATGATCAGCCACAAAGCTATCCTTATAAGAATAGTCTGCAAGTATAAGAACTACTTGAGGTACACTCGAAGGTTCAACATACGTAAGCATGTTATCATAAATCATTCTAAACAACTTTGAAGATTCTACGTCCATGTTATTGGTTACCCATTTACGCATACTCTTAAAGTTTTTAGTCTTGAGGTCTTTAAACAATCCAGCCACACTTGTCTCATCGAGAGTTACAAGAATACCGGTATCGATATGACCACTCATGCCATACCTTTGACATTCATTTATGACACGTCTCCAGTCTGGTATGTATTTCATAATCAGTTCAGCGAGAACTGCATTATCATATATAATACTTTCGGAATCAAGAATGAATTGAAGCCTAGCCATAAATTGCTCTGCCATCTTCGCCTTGTTACCTAAGTTGAATTCGTATATAGAACATCTTGAATGAAGAGGATCAATAATACGATTCTTAAAATTACAGGTTAATATAAATCTACAATTAGAAGAGAACTCTTCAATGAACCCACGTAATGCAGGCTGTGTAGATTGCGGATTAAGATAATCAGCTTCGTCAAGTATAACAACTTTCTGTCCACCATGTAATGATACAGTACTTGCAAACTGTTTGATCTTACCACGAAGGGTATCAATGTTACCATCTTCTGATCCATTGATTAACATATAGTCAAGATCTAATTCATTACATAGAGCTCTAGCCACTGTAGTCTTACCTACACCAGCCGAACCAGTAAACATCATGTTAGGAAGTTCACCACCAGTAATAATATCTTGAAATGTCTTTTTTAAACCGTCAGGAAGTATACAATCTTCTACGGTTTGCGGTCGGTACTTTTCTACAAATAGAAATTCTTTCACATTGACCTCATAATATAATAAGCATGGTACTATTATACCATGCTTTTGTTAAAAGTACATACCTACTCAGTTTCTGGTGGAGTCTCTTCAGTAACTGCTGCTTCGGCTGTTGCTGGAGTAGAAGCTGTAACGAATGCTTGAATTCGATTACGCACTGCACCAACATCGGCTAACTCATCACCATTGATTGCACCACGTTTAGTGACTACATCAATGATACGTATAACTGCATTTAGATCACCTAAATTAATAGTATGAATCTGAGGCTCTTCGCCTGTGTCAACCATTTCTGGTGTTGTAGTTGTATCTGCCATTTTTATTCCTTAAATGTTGTAGTTTTATCAAGAGCAACCCAGTATTGTGTGTTGCCGGCCATTACAGAAGCGATAAGCTTCTTATCAATACCAAACTCATAAGAGTCTGCATTGACGAATTTGAAATTATTCATATCAATTACTAAATCAAAGTCTGCAGAAGTATTTATACTACAATTTGAGACGTTCATAGAGAATTGATTTGACGTAGGATTTTGTTTATCAACAATAACACATTCAACGAATGCCGCACTGTCATTCTTACGTACACTTAAATGATTTGTTTTAAGAGTAGCGGAAGCTTTACGTAATTGATTTAACTGATCTAACGTAAGTGTAAACATAATATCACTACACGGTAAATCAATATCCTTTGTTGGAACAGTAAGGATATCAATATCAGAGAAGAAGTATTTGAATTGTGTAATACCATCTGTGATAGTAACAAACTTTTTGTTGTCATCAAAGCTGAGAGTAGGATCATCAAACATATTAATACAAGCTAGGAATTCACCTAAGTCATATATGCCGAATGGATACGGTGAATCAAAAAGCACATTGGCTTTTGCCATAAGAGTTTTAGAAGTAGACATTGAACGAATCATTCCCTCTTCACCAAGAGCAATGTTGCTATTGATCTGTTGGAAATTACTCAATACTTCTTTTATTTCATTACTAAATTTCATTATCAGACTCCTTTAAGTCGTGTTCATTAATTGCTAACAGAGTATAGTGCATGATCTTCATAAGATCAGTTCTGTTTGCTCCGTCTTTCTTACCATATCTTGATGCATATTTTAATACATTACCAAGACAAAAACCAACACCATGCCCAGAGGCAGATATTAGATCCATACTTTGTATACCATTAGCAGCAGCATAATGCTTCGAGTAAGTACTCTCTACATATGTTGATAGCTGTTTGATATTTTGCTGTTCATTAAATTTCATATAATTCCTTTCTCAAATATAGTTATATTATATCACATAAAGCTTGTAAGTACATACTTTATTCTAAAAAATTTTCGTCTCCCATCCGAGCACGATTCCCCAATTGTCTTTCTCATATGCTGGAGTGATATACCAGTTTCGATATTTAACTCTTGCGAATGGTAACAAAGAGTAAGAAGAGTAACCAGTCACAAGACCTACTTCCACCCTACCAAACTTCTGTCCAACATACGTACTGATCTTTGATTCACTATTATAATATGCACCAACAATGGTACTGTTTAAAAGTGAATGCTCTACCTCACATTGTACATGCGGATGGATATTTTGATAGTCTCCTTGCAATCCCATATGGATTGATGCTGCTAAAAATAATTCTAAACACATTAGATTCTCCTATTGATAATATCTTTGAACTGAAATCTGTGATCTGGTTCACCTTCCTTTGTAAAGCTACAACATACATATGCTCCCCACCAAGCTTTATATCCTTGTGGTGCTTTGTATGATGTCTTACCTTTAAGATCTACAATGACTCTTCCGTTATGTGTGATCTTTAGATAGCCATTCTTTTTATCTGTTTGATTTGTTTGTATCACAAATGTATTCCAACCGTCTGACATCTTACTTAAGATATATCCAGGGATATTGTTACAGCTACCACATTTATATATCTGCCAATTGCTATCAGCGAATATGTTTTTAGATTTAGGATCATACCAAATGTGATGAACAGGTCCTTGTCCTAATGGATCAGAAGCTGTCCATGCAGGATAGAGTTCAAAGATTGTAATGCCAATAGCTTTGTATCCAAGTCCATCATCTTCACTTATGTCTTGAAACTTAAAAGAGAATTCCATGTCAACGTTCTGTGTAAACGGTTTCTCAAGTCTAATCTGAGATCTAAAGACATCTCCAGGATGATCGACAGTATAATTCTTATCGCAATCATCTGCATGTCCACCGCCACCTACACCCCATTGACAATCTCTACTGATCAAGTCAAATTCAATAAGACCATTTCCTTTATCCTTAACGGTCTTGGCAACGGAATTGGTAGATGATGCTTCATACACAGCACCATTCCAATAGAAATTCTTGACAACATCTGCTTCAGCTGGAAAGTTTAAAAACAATCCAGCAATTATAGTCCCTAATAAAAAGTATTGTAATCTCATGCAGCCACCGCGTCAGTAATCCTGGCAACTAATTGCTTGTTACCTTTCTTAGTCTTGTTAAACTTTTTGAACTCACGTTTAAGATCATTAATAGTCTCAGCTTTCTTAGGAATAAATTCATCAGAGTCAAACCTTGCAGAACGATTGATCTTAATAATAAAGTAATCATCATAACCACCTTCGTTTTTATAAGCAGCGAAACCATCTTTTCTCCACTCTTTAATAACATCAGGAAAGTTTCTACCGTCACCATTCACATTAATAAAACCTTGTCCGAAAGTTGAACTGTCATATGCAAGATGGAAACCCATGACAGTTGCACCAGTTAAATCTTTAAGTCTTAAAAGAATTTCATAATAAAGCTTACGACCACTCTGACCTTTGATTAATTTACCATTGAAGTTGATCATCATCTCACGTGAAGTTGTCACATCAGCTTTCTCATCTCTCTCAATATGTACGCCATCAGGATATCCATCAGTCAAAAACATAATGTTTGTATTTTGTATTGCATGCTTCCTATTGAACTCATTAGTAATTTTAGCTGCAAGCATTGCAGTTTGAATTAAAGGAGTTGAACCCATACCGTCGATAGCATGTAAACTATGAGCTGACATGTGATATGGAACACGACGATTATATGAATGTGACTTAGCAATTGCGAAAGAAGTAAAAGCAGCTTCATCAAATAATTTCTTATTCATTTTGTTTGAGAACATCTCAACAACTTTAACATTTTCAGCATCAAGGTTAGACGGTCCAGGTTTTATACGTCTAATACCTGTACCCTCTTGTCTCCAGTATGCAGTAGTAGTAAATGAATATGCCTCGAAAGGAATATTTACTTGACGACAGAACATAGCAATAGTAATTGCTTGAGCAGTAACATCTTCTAAGATATCACACATTGAACCAGACATATCTAGGAACATTATAATTCCATGTGATTTTGCTTGAGCTAACTTAGTAGTAGACAAGAAAATATCTTCAGAGATCATATATGAATGAAGTTTTAAAGGATCAAGTTTACCAGACTTAGCAGTCGTAGCTTTTGAATATTCAAATGCAGCTTTCTTACGTTCAAAGTCTTTAGCAATAAGATTTGCTTGCGACTTGTAAGTACCTTTAGTTTCATTCCAATCTGCTTTACACTCTTCATGAATGTAAGTAGAATTATATGCATCATCAAGCACACGTTCTTCACGTAATTTTTTAGCAACGTCATAAGTGTAAAGCATTTGCTCCATGTTCTTTTCAGAAATACCACTTGAAAATTGTGGCTGACCACTTGGCTCGTAGTTTTTCTCAGGAGATTTTTCAAGTAGATCTTCTTCACGTTCTCTTTGAGTATCTTCAGTCCAAGTCTCATGGCCGGCAGGAGCTTCTTCTTTCTCCATCTTTTCTCTTTCTTTCTTACCTTTGCCTCGAGTCTCCATGTTACCATCAGACTCTTCACCATCACCTTCGTCTTCAGTAGGCTCATCACCAGGAGCAGAAGACATAGACTCTTCACCCTCTTGTGTAGCTTCAGAAGATTCATCACCAGGAGTACCGATATCCATCTCTTCGCTTTCATCTTCAGGCTTGTTAGCTTCAATGAAATCAAATAATTTTTTACAAACAATAAGAACGTCATCCCATGTTTTAACTGCCATAGCTTCATCAATTAAAGGAGACTCATCATCAGAAAATTCAACAGGAACATATCCACGACCTTTAGAACTTACGTTCAGTCTGTCCATAAGTCCAGCCTTATTGATATCTCTTTCGTTTGTACCGAATAGATCATCATCAAACAATCTTTTGTATCCAGCTTTAAAACGACGAACGATTCCAGGATATGTATCTTGGATCATACGTTCAATACGAATATCTTCAACGATATTTAAATAAGCACGAGGGATCTTACCGATCTTCTTCTCAGAATCATGCCATCCGTCAGCAGGAGTATATAATGCATGACCAACTTCATGTCCAACAAGAAGGTCATACACATCTTTACCTTTGTCTTTCCAAAGAGGAAGACGAAGTACACGATTTAAAACATCGAAACTAGCAGTAGAATAATTACCGTGTTGAACAGATAAGTTCTCCTTAGCTAATAGCTTCGCTAGATATTCTTGAGCAGATAGATTCATAATTATTCGTCCTCCCAGTTATCTTCATCAGTGATCATAGATGACCTAAGTAATAATTCCTCTTCAGTAAGTTCTTCATCAGAAGGAGCATTAACAGTAGCATCAACTTTCTCATAAAGATCTATGAAAGCAGCACGAGTGTCATCATCAAAACGATTCACACAAAGTGCAATAGCTTTGTCTCTCTTACCAAAGATTGAGAAAGTCTGAACGATGTGACATAGACGTCTAGTTGAAATAACTTCGTCAATGCCTTCGTCATAAAATGTTTTACGAATTGCATCTGCCCAACCAACAAGCAACTTACCAAATTCTTCATCAACAGCTTCAAACTTTTGCATGTGTTTCATAACAATCTTTTCTTCAGTTGCCATAGTAGGGAAAGTCTGTTCAAGAGTAATAGTGAAACGCTCTAGGAAAGCATCATCAATAACTGATGCACCAGAATAACGTCCGTCTTCCGAACCTTTACCTTTAGTATTTGCAGTAGCAATTATATTGAAACCATCTTTTGGTTCAACAACTTCACCAGTCTTTTTAATAAGAACCGGCTTACCTTCAAGAACTCCTTGAAGACACATAATTTTATTTGTGCCACGATCAATTTCGTCAATCATTAAGACCGCACCGGCTTCCATAGCTTTAATCACTGGACCTTTTTGAAACACAGTCTCACCTTTGATTAAACGAAACCCACCGATCAGATCATCTTCATCAGTCTCAGGAGAGATCTGAACACGAACATATTCACGATTAAGTTTTGCACATGCCTGTTCAATCTGAAACGTCTTACCGTTACCAGACAAACCAGAAACAAACGTAGGATAAAACATTCCAGACTTAAGGACCTTTACGATTTCAGTAAAGTTTCCCCAAGGAACAAATGTAGGATCATAGTCAGGAACAAAGACTTCGTCATTTGAAACTGACTCAACTCCTTTGACCATTGAAGGTGCTTTAATTGCTTTAGAAGATTTTGGCATCATAGACTCCAGGTTATATACACCACGTCTAACCGTAGGTGCATTGTGTGTATATCTGATATTCACATAAGCTGATCTAGGATTTTCACCCACAGCCGTAGCAGCATCTTTAATCATAGCCGCTGAGAATTCAGTCTTTTTTGGAAATTTTTTCATCAATTGTTCAATCACATTATTCATTATTTAGTCCTTTTTTATTAAGTATGGTACCATTATATCATGAAACACCAGTCCTGTGTGGAAAGTTTTAGGTCCAGATGCGGCGAGTTGGTGTGCCAGAGAATGTATTGCTGGCGTTGACATTGCGGGGTGCGGTACCCCGATAGAGCAGTTAGGCAATAGCCGAGAAATTATTTACCTTAGTAAATGTGATTTTTTCTTGCAGTTTTGACTCAAGAATGTCTGGCTTATGCGATATAATAAACGTATTTGTGCCCTTATCTAATGAGAATAAGATCTTCATTAGGTTGTCTACACCTTCCTCATCAAGACTTGAATCAAATGTCTCATCAAGTATTAATAGATTTGTGTTAGTAGAGTTTTTCATCTTAGCTATTTGTCTCCATGCAAACAGTAGACTTAAATCGATACGCATCTTCTCACCTTCAGAGAAGTTAGCATATACAAAATCATCTCTATGTCTTGACTTGATTGTCTCTACGAAGTTCTCATCCAAATGAAATGCACAAAAGAACTCTAATACTTGAAGATACTTATTGATCAGAGTGTTCATGGCAGGTAAGTACTCCCTAATTATCTTAGTCCGAATACCTGTATCCTTGAGCATCTCACCAGCTATATCGTTATATAATAACTCATCCTGAGCTTTGTCTAGTGTCTCACGGATATCGTCTGAATCATTTAGCATGGTCAACAGATCACTATTAGGTCCAGCAACATCAACTTCTTTCACTTGCTTACTGATCAGGTCAGTCATTGAACCATTGTGTGTTGCTATCTCACTATGTATGCTA